AAAGTCCTATTCCTTTGTAAATCTACACTCACACATTCTTATTCATTCTTTCCGCCCAGTATATTCAACTTCGTTCCTTCCCAAATCCAGTGACCGCTATCTGAATCTTTCTTTCCATGCCTCTTCGCTTCCTTCTCTATCTCATCCTTGTTGGCCTCATATATTTCTCTCATCTTCACACCCTTACCCAAGTACTTCTTTGCAAGGTTCCAAAGATTATCACCTTTTTTCACTATATATTCCATTCCATCTGCTGCACCGTTGCTTTCTTTAGATGCATTTTCTTTTTGGTCGTCTTCTTTACCGCCTGCTCCTATCCTTGATATAACTTTTCTAAGACTAAGGCTTTGACTATATCCGCTACCTGCTATGTTATGATTTATACTTGTTATAAAGTACTTACCATCTATCTCACCACCAAATCCGAATAGATCTATGCAATTTGTAGCTGTTATAAGCATAGGCTCTACCAGCTCAAGACTCATGGTAATAAGGTCTCTATTGGATTTATTTACTTTCGCAATTGCCTTTTTCATTGCGTCAGCTTCATCATCTGCAGATTCATTGATATATAAAAGTCTGTCACTCTTGCCTACCGTCACAGATACTGTCTTATTTGTTTTAGAATTGGTGTATGAAAATACAGCACCTGTATAAGTTCCTAAAATGCTGTTATTATAAGTCCACTGTGTACACTGATCAGGCTTTATGCCGGCTACACTGTCCTTGTCCTCATATCTTGCAACATCATAGATTACAGCTTTATTATCATATACTTTTAGGCTTAAGCCATACTTATCACAAAGAGACTTTAGAAAAGATGAGTCTGTCTGATTGGACTGCTCAAGCTCCTTTATCTTATCTTCTACATCACTGTCATATACCAGGCTAAGGTTTGATGAGCTTGTTATCTCACTTGCTATCTGCTTTACCGATACATCTTTCCAAAGTTTTGACTTCGGAGTCACACTAAACTCATTTTTTAAAGGCTTTATAGTAGCATTTATCCTACAGGTTAAAGGACTTGACGATATGGAAAAGTCGTCCACCATAAAGGAACCACAATCAATCTTATTCTTTTTATTATTCTCATCAGTCCAGGCTATTTTAGCTGCTATCTTATCATTCAGCTTAGGAGTCCAGCCGTTCGCCCATCTTTTATCCACATTGTCAATAGTAATGCTGATATTGTCTGCATTATTTTCAGCTTCATCAACATAGGTAAAGCTCTCTACAGTACCTATATTGCTTGCTTCTTTGCCCTCATATACCAGGCTTAAATCTGTATATCTTGCCATTACTTTCTCCAATCAGGTAAAGAGCTGCTCACATCTTCATGCAGCTCAGGAATCTTTACTTTTTCGCCACCACCGAATACAAAGATATGCATCAATTCTTTATTCGCATTCATTAAAAGTTCAACCTTAAACTCATCTTCATAAATTTTAAAGGAGATACCGTCCCAAGTATCTCCCAACTCTGCTATATATATTCTATCTCTCATTTATGTAAAGCCCAATCTCCTATTATCTTTTACATATCTGTCGAACATCTTTTTAAACTCTTCAAAGCTGAGTTCATTAACTCTTTGAACTTCTTCAGCCGTAGTACCGGCAGAAAAGTTTTGTACAGGAGAGAAGTTCACTACAACGTTACTCCCGGATGTATCTGTACCCTCAAGTTTCTCCAAGCTTCCACTTGCCTTTGACTTGCCATCAAGGGTACCAAGTATCTCTCCGGCTCTTTGCCATAAAGATATTGCACGTGGTGAGCCGTCAAGCGGTATAGCCGCCTCCGGTCCGTCCTCTGCGAAAGTGGCCAAGGTAGGCTTTTCAATAATCCCACCGCTTGCATATGCTGGTAGTCTTGCATATGCTGGTAAGTCATAAATTCCTTTTGCCTTCTGACTTAATGTTCTATTGCTTATCGAACGTATAGCCTCATTCCTAGCCCCATTACTAAGTACATTTGGACTTACATTATATGTGGCTTCAAGATTGAACTTTGCTACAGCTTTGATTGGAGATGCCATCGCTGACTGTACAGAATTATTTATCTTTCTATACACTATATTACCTGCCTGATCCAGTACTCCGCTTGCCTGCAATCCATTCAAAAGGGCCTGTGGTATCTCTACTCCCTGCTTTTTCATTGTACTAAGTATCTCTGCATAGTTCGGATCATTCGCTATCTTTTCACCGTACAAATACCAAAGACTTGATTCGTCTCCTGCAAGAGCTCCTACTGTAGCCGCTTCGTGTAGTGCATTTGCAAGTTCATCAGGAATCTGCACTCCGGCTTCTTTGTAGCTCTCAGCAATCGCATTCATCTTTTCCATGTCAGGCTGTAACTCTTTATACAGCTGTGACATAGCTTCTTTAGTAGCCGAATCAACTTTCATTCCGTCCAGCAAACTATCTTTAATGCCTGTGAATGCTATCGCACCTTGCTCTTTAAGTGCATAAAGGTTTCCTTCGTTGTTTATTGCATTGTTTACTACATCATTCAGCTCCGGCATCAAATCCTGCATTTCTGTAGAATATGAATCCTTAATATTCTTAGTAAGTGAGCTTACAGCCATTCCTATAGTCTTACCTTGATTATCAAGTATGCTGTTGATAATAATGTCATACTGTCTGTTAAACTCACCCTCTGATAAAAATCCGTCCTTGTACTGTGCGTGTAAACTTGCAAGTGCTTTTTCCTGACTCTCCGAGAAAGTGGCCATTGCTTCATTCGCTTTCTCAGTTGTTTTAGATATGATATCCTTAAAGCTTTCAGGCGTAAGATTACCAAGACCTGAAGCATTGATAACATCAAAAGAAGACTGCAGATTGTCATTTGCCAACTTGGCCTTCATATCCGCCATCTGCTTTTCAAGTTCCTCAAGATGTTTAGCCTCATCTATATCAAGTATTCCGTCATTGAATGCATCATTGACTGCAGTTTTCATCTCCTCACCCAGTTTGTCAAGTTCAGAGTACACTGAAGTATAGTAATTATTAAAAGAAGCTCTTATACCTTCCATGTTCGGATTATCTCCAAGTATAGAAGCAAGATTCATATCCATCCCGTACTGTTCGCTTGTTACAGATTGTTTCAGAGAAGAGATCATATTCTCAACGCCATCTTTATATGCAGCATTGTCTTCATCACTAAGCTTAATGCCCATGCCTACTTGCCAGTTGAGTTTTCTGACCGCACTTAGACTATTTGTGAAGCTATCCATAGATTTAGTTGCTTCATCAAATGATTTCATAGCAGTTCTTACACCCTCAAGTGACTTACTGCTTACAAGCCTGTCTGCAACAATGTCAACTTCTTTCATTGATAAAGATAAGTCACCGAAATGTTTACTAAGGCTTCTGTTGCCTGCTTCTACTCTCATAGCTTTAAGAGCTGTAGTTACTCCTACTATTGCAGATACGGCCAATGCTCCAACTACAATAGCTCCTGTGACAGGATTTGAAAGTGCCATTGTTATAGATGAAATTCCACTTGCTATCTTATTGCCTATTACTACAGCTTTTAATGTAGCATAGCCTGCTGCCATACCTGATAGAAGTCCAAGGATTACGCTTGAGTGCTTCATTGCAAACTTACCGAACTCAATAATGCCTTTTCCTGCACCTTCCATCTGCTTGAGGCCTTTTGATAATGCTCTGCCTATATTCTTAGCCACTCCGCTCTTTATGATATATGCATTCAAGTCTTGAATGGCTTTGGTAAACATCTGCACACCTTCACGCATAGGTCCTTTAGAATCTTCATACACTTGTATGGCTAATCCTTCCAATGCGCTTTGAGCAAGTTTTACATCACCCTGCAAGTTGTCAAGTCTTGTATTTGCCATGTTCTCCGCTGCACCGTCAGCATTCTGTATGGCTGATGTAAGCTTATTAAAATCTTCCTCTGAAGAGTTCACTATCGCAAGAAGACCTGTCATACCCTGTTTACCTGCAAGCATATTAGCAAGTCTGGCCTTTTCCGCCGCACCTGTTCCATACATGCTTGTCATAAGAGTTTCCATTTTTTCAATGTACTCTCCTTCTGAAATCTCTCCGTTTTCAAGTCCGTCACTGATTGTCTGTAGGTTTTCTCCAAATTCTTTTGCACTTAAGTTTCCACCGGCAAATCCTTTTCTTAAGTTTTTCATTATGTCCATGAACGAAAGCATATTTCCGCTGTCATCAGTCAAGCTGACTCCAAGTGCCTGCATAGCCGCAGCCATTTCTTTTGTCGGCTTAGTCATATTTGACAATATGTTTTTCATAGCTCTACCTGACATACCTGCTTTTATACCTTGATTTGCCATAAGGCCTAATCCCACAGCTACATCTTCAACCTTATACCCAAGAGCACCGGCCACAGGAGCAACATACTTAAAAGACTCTCCAAGCATAGCCACATTGGTATTTGAGTTGGAA